CACAAGGCAGTTATCAGCGAGGAGTGTGCGAAAAAGAAGCTCGACAAGAGCGAGTATTACAGACGTGCCTCTCGTGTGGACAAGAAAGCTCAGGAGATTGAGCGTGCATACATGCGTCCTAGAAAGATTTAGCCAAACATTCTGTGCAGTCTATCTGCACAGAAACCATGTTTAACCAAAAAATACAATAGATATGGAGTATATCAAGAGGACAGAGAACAATACGCGCGTTGACGTGTATTTCGATGGAGAAAAGTATGTATTCATCAACGCATTCCACGGATGTGTGGCAGTTGCGAGAAGAGAAGGACTCGTTGAGTTCACTAATGACGGATACATGGCTCACGTCAAGTTCAAGGTCGAGAAAACGAGATGCACCATCAGTAAGAGAACTATAGATGGCGTCATCTATAAGATGGAGAACAGATACATGAGCACTATCGTTGAGTATGAATGGAAGGAGGTTGACAGAGATGACTTGCCTTATGCCGTGAGCGTGAAAGTAGAGGAGCGTTAAGCCAAAAAATCCTGCGTGGAGACACGTAGGATCTATTATTAACTAAATATTCAAAGGATATGAAAGAAAGTATTGAGGCTATGCTGTGGGATTTCATTGTTGATAACAATATCGCCACAGAGGACGAGGTTAGACTTGTCTCGGCTATAAATGGCTTGAACGAGGAAACGATGACAGACATTATTTATGCCAAGACAGGACTACGCAGTTACGAGCAGTGTAAAGATGAAGGCTACTCCGGCACAAATGAGCTTGACAGCTATTATTGTCTTGACGAAGACGAAGAAGAAGACAATGAAGAAGAGGAAGAGGATGAAGATGAAGAAGAGTAGTATTTGCCTAAAAAGGTGCGCCCATGTCTGAGCGTGCCTTCTATTGATTAACCCTTTAAATTATTTGAATTATGGCGAATAAATATCAGATCACAAACCAGAAGCAGCTTCGTGAAGCATTCTGGCAGTTTTGCGACGAGTGTGGTATCGACTACACTGGCAAGAAGACAAAGTTCAACCTAGACTTGAATATAATGTTCAACGATTGGAAGGACGGATTGCAGAAAGATGGTGTGATAAGCGACAAGCTTTGTTTCAGAGCTTGTCTGTATTAAGCCAAGCCAATCCTCACTCTCACGGGTGGGGATTTCTATTAACCAAACAGATTGAAATATGAAGAAAATTGAGATTACGAGAGCTGGCATGGGTGAGAAATGCCCATACCCGAGGTTCAGCAAATTACTGGCAAAAGGCTACATAATGTGCCATCGCTGCAAGCATTGTGCTGAAATGATCAGTGAGACAGAAATAATGTGTAACTATAATTAATCTATAATTATGAGTGAATTAGAGAAAATCCTGAATGACGATTTACTGAAGTGTGAAATCGTTAAGTCAGTAGAGAATGCAGTAAGACGTGCGGACCTTATCAAGTGGACACACGACAATACATTCTCAGTAGCTGAGGTGAACAAGGATACCGGCAAACTAGAGGTTACAGATATTCCTGGGACAGATGAGCTTGAAGCGTACAGACAGTTTTACAGAAAATATGGCGAAATCGCCATAATTAGCTAAAACTCCCCACGATTATGTGGGGAACCATTACAAACCAATTAAATTACAGAATTATGGCAAAGAAAGTTTATGCTCTCTATCGCACAGACAACTGGCATACATACGATAGCCGCGAATTACTTGTTGTAGCGGGTAGTATCAGAAGATGTTGTAAGGTAGCCAAGGACGATGGAGCAACAAAAGAGCAGATTGAGGATTTGCGTGGTTACCGCCATCAATCCCAGTGTACCAACGGAACCGATTACGAGTACGACATTGATACGTACACGCTCAATGAGAGTTTAATCAGCTAAAATCCCTCTTCGGAGGGAACCATTATGAACCATTAAACAGATGAATTATGGAAAAGCTATTTTACAAGACGCAGTACAAGCTTACAGTCAAGGAGATTAATGAGTATGCAGATTCTATAGAGGACAAGACCGATATAGATTGCAAAGTGTGTGATTGGATTGACACATTCAAGTGTATGTATTCAAGCCACGCTTTCGATAAGCCGTATTATTCAACCGATTTTCCTTATGCCGTAGAATTGACAATCAACGAGGATAATGGTCACGTGACGGCTCACGCATACGATTACGAAGAGTACTGCAAGTGGCAGAAAGAATGTGCCTCAGTTTACAATACGTGGAAACAGGATCCTGATTCCTATATTCCTATGCCTGATATTGCAGAGGCATTCTCATTTGAGTTCCCTGTTACGAGAGGATTCTCTGATATGCCAGACAGATGCGATGTCGCCATATCATCAGACCTTGACATCGTGTGCGCAATAGATGAGTACATCGCCGAACGTGAGGGAAAACAGAAAGTTTATCCCTGGATGCTCAAGCAGGTAATGAGTGCTGACGAGTTCGGTGTTACGGAGGAAGAGTACGATATTCTTCTTGAGGAAACATTAGCCTAACAATATCCCCTAGCATGGGGATATTCAATGTTAAACCATTTAAATGATTAGATTATGGAATTTAGAAAAGGAATTATCTACGCAGGACTTGTTCCTGTAGTAGGCGGCATGATGTGGGTTTCAATAACGCCAGACGCTTCTGATTCGGTTCATTTCTGGAAGAAGAAGCAGTGTGAGCAGTATATCCGCAAGAATTTCTCGGGAGAAGAGAAAAAATATCTCCTCTCTCAGCTGAAAGAAGAGAAAAGAAGAGCGAAGATATACTCATGGGCAAGACTTTAAAACATACCTAACAAGGGGAGCTTGCATGCTCCTCTTCTATGAACCAAAATTGAAGAATTATGAAATTGAGACTTTATCACGACACAAGAAAGGAGTTCCGTTTCTGTGTGGACGCATGGACCATTTACGTTCCTTACCCGAAGTGGTTACGTAAAGAGCGTTATGACGCGAAAGGAATTTACCTAGGTTGTTCTCCTACGGAGTATGGGATGATCAGGTGTTGCTGGTGCGAGGACGAAATTACGATTACACGTAATCGACCTTATCTCGGCAAGCGCATTGACCCAAAGGCAACATCGAAGGCTTTCCAGAAGATTTTCTATAAATTGGAGAAACTTTGGAACGAGGCAATCACCAAGAATACAGATGAGGCGTGGGAAGCATGGAACAGAGCCTAAAATTGGTAGCCATTTGGCTACCTGCCATTAACTAAATAAATAGAATTATGAAAAAGGGTATAACAATTTCAGAGAGGGGTAACAAAGTTATCTACAGACTGGGCAGGCGTATCGTATGCTACAGAGTGGGCTACAGAGTTTACATCGGCAAGCCCTCTGACACAACGCATAATACGTTCGATGCGCTGTCCGAGAACATAGCGCACGAGATGTGCATTGAGACTTGTGAGCGCAGAATCTATGCTGATATGATGTATCAGAACCCTGTCGCTTACAACGCCCACAGAGCATTGAACGCATTAGCCTAAAAACGGAGGGAGAAATCCCTCTGACATTATTAACCAATAAATTATTAAGAATTATGAAGAAAAAAGAAATGTGGAAAGTACTTGGACGTGACGATTACGCACACAAGTCTCAAGAACTGAAAAAAAAGTGCGAGGAACTGGCGAAAGCTATATGCGATAAGCTCATTGAGCTTGACATGACAGAAATCTTCATCCCTCGCTGTGGTATTACCTTCAGAGTTATTACCGTGCAAATAAGTTGTGTTAAACGCATTCTTCTTGCGCTAAAGAGTGGCACCATTTACTATTTGTTGCAAGAGTTTGGTATATGCGACATACATGCTGGTGACCTTAATGTGAAGGTTGGTCGCGTAGTAGATGCACTTAGTTTTGTTACTCACTTGGACGAGATATTACAAGAAATATCGAAGATTGAGGACAAAAAAGTCGCAGACATCGAAGCTGCTCTCAAGAGACTCTAACATCTATCATCCGTGAGCGACAGGCGCACATCGGGTTCGAGACCCGACACGGAACAATATTAACCAAAATTACAAGAATTATGAAGAGATATTACGTATCAGTCACAGAGACTTTAAACAAAATTGTCAGCGTTGATGCTGAAAGTGAGAATGAGGCAGTTCAGAAAGTACAGGATGCCTATGATAATAGCGACATTGTTCTTGATGCAGAAAATTACACAGGAAACGTTATCGAGATTGAACCAGACCAGGAGTTCTGCTCTGACTATGATGATTCTTACGAGCACATCGACTAAGCCAAAAGCGTGGGTTCGCCCACGTGCTAGTAACCAAAACATTATGGATATGATTACAGACATACAAGAGAAAATTTGCTCCAAATGCAAGTACGGAATTTATAGAAAAAGTCCTGTCAGTCAAGAGTACGACGTTATTACTTGCAGGCGAAACCGTTCTGCCGATAAGTGCTATAACGGAGTATATGGCGATTACGAGTTTATCTAGCTAAAAAGCGCAGCTAAGGACTGCGCACAATAACCAAAACATAAGAATTATGAATGAAGACAGAATCCTAGAAATGTTCTTTGAAAAAGCCAGATGGCAGTATGCCATAGAAAAAGGCTTATTCAAGGACATGAACAAAGCAGTAATGTATCAGCTTACAACGCCGGAGGCTCGTCTGGCTATGTATCAGAGGATCAAGAGCGGTAATTACAAGATAATGCCGCCGCACACAGCAAAGATTCCGAAAGACAACGGAGATTTCCGTACAGTCTACGTGAATGAACCTGTAGACAGAATCCTCCTGAGCATAGCAAACGACCTCCTGTTCGAGCTGATGCCAGAGATGGTGCATCCGCGCTGTACGTCATACCAGAAAGGTATCGGCTGCGGTCGTGTGGTGCAGGAAGTGTCTCGGAAGATATGCTCTGCAAACGGGAATGTCATCGGTTGGAAATCCGACTTGTCCAAGTATTTTGATTCAGTACCCATCGAGTTCATCGACTGGGCGTTCGACAAGGTTGAGGAAAAGCACGGAAAGTCTGCGCTGATAGATGTCATCCGTGACTACTATCACACAGACCTGTATTTCGACACCGATGGCAATCTTACCAGTTGCTACCAGTCTCTTAAGCAGGGATGCTCTGTTGCAGCGTGGCTTGCCGATGTAGTCCTGTACCATATAGATGAGCAGTTGTCTGGTCTTGACGGATATTACATCCGTTACTCTGACGACACGCTGTTTATCGGTAAGGACTACGAGAAGGCAATGACTATCATGCAGGATGAACTGATGAAGATGCAGATGAAGCTCAACCCGAAGAAAGTTGAGTATTTGGATGAAAATCATTGGTTCAAGTTCCTCGGATATTCCATCAAGGGTCACGACATATCTCTGTCGTCAACACGTATCAAGACCTTTCAGAAGGAAATTGAGAAGAGGACGATAAAGAAGCGTGACACCACGATAACGAAAGCCATCAATGCCGTAAACAGGTATCTCTACAAGGGATACGAGGATTTCTCCTGGGCCACTCAGGTTCTTCCGGTCATAAACGTGAAAGAGGACATCAATAAGCTCAACACCTTCGTCATGGACTGCATCCGTGCGGTCAAGACAGGCAAGAGTAAAGTTGGTGGACTCGGATACGTGAAGACTCAGGCTGTCGGTTGTATAGACCGAGGCCGCGGAAGAAACGTGAAAGCCAACAGGAGTAAGACAGAGAGCGAAATCAAGGGGTATCTATCGATAGGTTGTGCTCAGAATGCCTTGCGAACGAGCAGGGCAGCGTACAACACTTTGGTGAATACACTGTAGATGAGCACCTAGCGCAAGGAACTGCCGGGATGAAGAAGAATGTTTTAAACATCCGGTCTCGAAGATCGCGGGCCTATCTCCGAATCAGAGATGGTCCTGCGATCCTCTCCACCAGGATATTATCATGCTGATATAGCTATGCGCAGTATCTTCTGACCGGCAGGCTCTGTAACCGAGCACACGGACGTGAGAGAAGGACGGACAGATTTAGGCTAGCGCCTCTATAACATCATCTGAAGGGACCAAGTTATCCAAGTTTACAACTTGAGACACCTCGGGCCCTTCGTATGACGCACAAGGCGTAGCTCATCAATGAAGTACAGAAATGTGCCAGTCCGTATGACTTCCACCGGTGGCGCACACCACCACTCCCTGATGGATGGCAATGTTTAATACCACAGGTTCTCTTAACCAGAGTAGTTAATCCAGTGAGTCCTGGATTAACTATTCTGGCGAATCCTGTGCTGAAATCAGAATCATAAAGTATTGTGCCGAGCCATCGGTCAGGGAATTACCCGAGCACGAGGATAGGCTTTAAAGGAGAGTGAATTTGCGAGTGATGTTGTACCCGCCGGCTAATGCTGTGAATCCACAGCCTCATCCGGCGGGTAAACATCCCTCAGATCAAGATGCTACAGCTACGTGCCACACTCTCAGATGAAGACAACGTTATTGCCAACGAGGTACACGAGGAGGAATTCTTTATGTCGCGATCTCTGTATCAACGCGATAAGGCTGGTAATACCAGCAATCTCGCGTATTGCAAGACCCCTCAATCGTCAAGATAGAGGTAGGCAACAGACCTATGAGTGTACCTGCAAACAACCATGTGAATAGCATCACGACTTATCAAGGGTATGAGGTTTAATACCACGTGAGTGGAATACCGTCGTCGATGTCTATCGATATCGACGACCGTATCCAAACACGGGGTCTAATCGTGAACATATATCCATGCAACGAAGTACTAGAGATAAGTCACGGACATTGCAGTCCGCATAGTCAAGAGTAGAACAGATTCAGTTGCATGTAATGTGACAACGGGACACAACCTGGCGGTTGCCCGGTACGCGTCCCGTTCTTATACATG